GTTTGGCTCAACCCCATTGAAGAACGGTGCAATACCCGGTCTGGACTTGGGCGTCAAAGGAAGCTGCTAACTTCAGGCAGCAAATGGTCGGGGCAATGTGAAAAAGATACAACCCCAGCTTATAGGACTTGGATCTAACATCGGGTTACTAGGGTTCCGTTGATATGTGAAGCTTGAGTAGGGGGTACCGGTCAACCGCCTCCGTGTAGGAAACTACAATCTCATTATTGTTGGAATGGCTGCTGTCACTCAGATGATGCATTCAATTCACCGTGTATACGGTGAATTATGACCACAGTATCTAGATGATAGCTTAGATCGCTTCGCTCTTGAACTAGACAATATGTGTGAGCGATAGCGAAACACAAAGAACTGCGTAGCAGTTCTCTTTAAAGTGAAACTGTATGTGGATTGGGTTCTAGTAATTTGTGCAAGTCTTGAGTGTTGTTTGGAAACTTTGACAATTGCCATGTTTTGATATTCAGATTGTGTTGATATATCAAACAATGCTGTATTACCACTTCCTGCTCAAAAGTCAAGTCAATTTCATAATACCAATTGTTCACAATACTGTCCACAATGTGTTGACAACAGTATGCAAAGTTCAAGATCTGCAATTGCTTTTTTTGCCATTCAGCATACACAGGCCGCCAGGCTTTGAGTCTTTCTGGTATTACATCTAGTTCTAAATATCGCAGCATTTTCAACGCAGACTGTTCTCCGTTATACCATAATTCCTGACAATTTACCCACAGGTGCTGATGAGTTAATCTATCAAGTTTTAAATCAGTGCAGTGAAAAGGCCTAGTATCCAACGCCTGTCTTTCTCGCTGATCCCAGATGTTTGTCAAGTTCATTTGATTCCATGAATCGATACTCTGTTTAAAAAACACCTGTTGAATTTCATTTTTTATTTCTTTTACATCATTGACTTGTTGTCCAGTGATTCCGCACCTGTGGCCGCGAACATTCAAGTAATATAGTTGTACATCGGGGTGATCTCCAACATATATGACTTTTACATTGTTTTGATAACAATACTCAAGTATCTGATCAAAATCGTTTTTTACATATTGATTAATTGTTAACTGATTCTCTGGCAATCCAACAGATTCTATTGGAATATTTAACTTAGCAGCAATAGTATACTGATTCAGCATACTGGGATACACAGAATACAAGCAGTCTTGTGATTTTGCTAGCAATTGATTGATATAGTCATTCGTGACAGTGGATCCACTGGGGTGATTTTTTGAGTGACCGTGTGCATTAATTTCTTGCACAGGATTGGGCACAATATCAATCCATTGTTGTTTTTTTACATTGTAAAAATTTTCCTGGCCAGACAAAAAATACATAGACCAATCAAAGAAAGTACATCCTATACTTTTTTGACTAGTGATGCAAAACACACTCATGTATCTTCTCCTCTATAATAATACTACATGTATCAACGTTGATTGTTCGTTTGATAGCTGCTCTTTGATCGTTCTTGATATACACTGCTCTAGCTAATTCAACAAATGCTTGATCAAAAAGCTGAACTTTTTCGTGTTGCCTTTTGGCGTCCTCTATAGCCCATAGTTCCTGATTCACTGTATGTAGCTGTGCAGTTTGTGCAGAAATATCCACAGGCAATTCCAACTGATCAAGGATTGCATCAAGCTTGTTGAGCTCTGTAGAAATGTTGTGTGTTTGTGTGTCAGTGCGGGCATGAGCCAATTTGATACGCAAGATAGTGATCTTGTCCACAAGCTCGCCTATACTGACTGGTACATGCACTATCATAGATTCTGATCTGGCCAGTCTCTAAACAACGCATGCTGAATGTTGCCTGACACAAACTGGTTGAATGATTTGTGCTTGACTTCAAGTTCGCCCTCTAGCGGCGCAACTCGCTTGAATGCCAAGTCCATTTGGCCCATGTCCTGGAACTCCATTAGTATCATCCATTCAGGCATGTCTGCAATACTGCGGAATCCCATCTTGCAACGTGTAATTCTGTAGCTTTCCATCTTGCCTTCTGATATCAAATGATCAAAAAAACTTTTCATACCGTTGACCCAGTCAATGTCTGAGATGTCGCCTTCTTTGTCTGCCCAAATTGTGTATAAGTCTGCCATGTTTACTCCAGTGGTCCTAATAATTCAAAGCCGTCCATGCTTTGTTTGTACAGGTGTGCTTGCTCAAGGTACAGGTATTGGAATCCCCGCGCTCGATAAATTGCACACTCTGTTTGTAGTGTTTCAATCCCTAGACGTAGCCGGGGATTGTTGTAGTTCCATGCGAATTGATCGCACAGAGCGTTTGTTTCGTCATAGCGTTTGATCAAGCTGAACGCTGCCAGCTTGTCTCCGTCATAGTATCCGATCACATCAGTCATGGGATCAGTGTAACGGCTATCAAATATAGGCATCACACTGGCAAAATGTTTGTATTTGCAGTAGTCTCTGTAGATGCTGTTCAGCTGAGCAATATTGGGTTCACGCAGGTACTGCCATTTCACAGTGGGCTCATAGTTGGTTTTTGACAAATCGATACGTGCAAATTGATAAGTCATGTGCGCGGATCCCTGCGATGATGAAACAATTGCTTGAGGTACGGTTCGGGCCAGGTATCATAAAAACCCTTGGCAGCCATGCCTGCTGCTCGTTGATTTAGATCCTCCAAGGGTTGTACTAGTGCCAATGCATACTTGCCTTGGTTCATCACAATGCCGTTGACTATTTCAGGATCTGCAGGATGATCTTCAAGAGCAATAAGATCATTGTGCCGCAAGAATTCTTGATTGGCCTGTTCCAGACTTGAGGAGAACAATTCGTAGTTCCATTCCTCTGGATCGTATGCATATATTATGACTTCGTATGAGCCCATGCCGTGCTGACTGCGATGCTTTAGATCATAGTAAGGATCAACACCCACAAAAATGCCTACGGTGTTTTTGAGTCTTGCTGACCGTGCAAACGGACATGGAGACCAGCCACCCAGTGCAGGATGCGGCTTCTCCACGAAGTTTTCACTCCAGCTCAGTATGTCTTGGCGTAGTTGTTCTAGTTCCATTAGAAGAAAGGCAGTTTAGAAGTTTTGGTTGTTTCCAAGTTTTCTTTGATCAGTTCGCTGATCAAAGAACGTTCAGCATGACTCATCTGCATGACATCGTCGTACGTGGCACCGCCTCGCATGTACCATGACATCTTCAAACTCTGTCGTCGCATTTCATTGGCCTCCCGGTCCATCTGATCAATCAGCGCTGAAATTTCTTCAGCAGACGCTGTCAGGAGGCGGCGTCGAAAAAACTTGCTTGATCCAATGTAAGTGGTTGATCGTACTCGTGAGAACAGTTGTTGCATGTTAGGTGCAGGGGTTTGAGTTCACTGGCAGTGCGCAGTTCAATCACATGATCACGAATTGTGTTAAACAGCTTGCGATCACAGTTTTGCAAAAACTCCTGAATAAACTCAGGTTCGACTACCACAGTGTTGGGCGTTCTAATGCCAGCAATGCTGTGCTTGAGTGCTTGCACAGTGAGTTCAGTGATTTTTCGCAAGGCTTGATTTAGCTTGGCCAGCTTTTCTTCATCTGGTAAATCGCTGCCGGGAATCTGTTGAATAATACGTTGTTCCTCAAACTGTGTTTGATTGGTGTCTGTTTGGTTCTTATAGGTAATGGGGCGGAAAAAGATTTCCATATCACCGTGCTTGATAGTTTTGCTGAAATTGGGACTGTCCAACTGTGCCAACACTGTGCGCAGGTCCAGTTGATATTCTTCTTCAGTTTGGCAAGCAGGGCACTGTGTGCCAAAACCCATTTCATGTCCATAGCTGGCAATGCGAATAGCTACCAGTATGGCATTGATGTCCACAGCAGGTGCAGCCCAGGCATTTAGGATGTTGGGTATACAGCTTTGAATCACATTGACCACTGCTTGTCCGTTGAACAAGGCATCTGGAGTACGATATGTAATCTCGTCAATAGCTGTCATAGGCAGCACCGGCAGTTCTTTGTTTTCAGGAATACTGATGGCATCCGGGTGCCAAAATTCTCCCCGTGTGGGCAATGTCAAATAGATTGCAGGTTGTCTAAAGAATTGTCGTAGTGGGTTAGCAGTTTGGGTCATGAATCACCTATAAATATACTTCTACTTATAGGCGATAATCCATGGCAGACATAAATCAGCAAACAGATGAACTAGCTCGAATAATGGAGCAAGTCAACCGGGAAATGGCCTACTATGGCCAGATTACCAAGACCACTGCTGACCAAAAGCTTGATGCTGAAGTTCAAGCATCAACTGGCATGAAAAACTTTACCAAAGCGTCTGGTACAGCAGCTGATGCAGTAGGACACTTGGCCAGTGCTGGTATGGCAGCTGGTAAAGCCATGCTGGATGGCAAAAAAGGTGCCGCAGCTTTTAACGAAAGCATTGACGGCCTATCCAAAGCAGCAACTGCTGCAGGGGTAGCATTGACACTGTTGATTCCAGGCGGAGCCCTCATCAAAGGTATTGTTGCTGGATTTACAGCACTTACAGCAGCAACAGCAGGTATGGTCAAGGCATCCAATGAGATGGCTGACAAGATCTACAAAGGCTACTCAGGGCTAGCCAAATCAGGTGCAGCAGCGTCGGATGGCATGACTGGTGTGTACAATGACGCCAAAAAGTTAGGTCTAAGCATGAACGACCTAGACAGCTTTGTGGGGCTGGTAGGTGAAAATGCCAAGGATCTTGCACTATTCTCAGGTTCTGTGTTTGAAGGGCGCAAGCAGTTTGCTGATATTGGCCAAGCCATGGAGCCTTACCGCCAGAGCTTGATTGCTGCGGGTATGACCCAAGAGCAGATCAACGAAGGCACAATGCAGTACATTAGACTGCAAACTCGAGTAGGATTAGCACAGAATAAAACCACACAAGAACTAGCAGACGGTGCCAAAAAGTATCTTCAAGAACAAGATGCACTGACCAAACTAACAGGTCAATCACGACAAGAACAAGAATCAGCAATGGAAGAAGCTCGCAGTCAAATGCGCTTCCGTGCCAAGCTAGAAGAAATGCGTGGGTCTGGGGACGAAAAGCAAATTGCCGCAGCAGCACAACTAGAAAAGACTTATGTGCTGTTGAGAAGTCAAAGCAAAGAAGCTGCCCAGGGTTTCGGCGACATGACCACGGGCATGATTGGTACCGAAGCTTCGCAAAAATTGCTGATGAGCACCAACGGTGAAGCCTTACAAACTGCAAACCAAATGGTTGCCGGACAAAAGTCTGCTATAGAAGGAACTCAAGCAATTGCAGCGGCAGCAGGCAAAACCACCAAAGACATGAACATGCTGTACCAAACAGGTGCAGCAGAAGGATTCTTGCTCAGTATTGACGAAGGTGCAAAACTGGGCTTGTTGGCGCAAAAAGATCTGTCTGAACAGTACAAAAAAATTGAAGAAGATCAGAAAAAGCAAGGCCAGGCTGGTGGCAAAGCAGCAGACGGTATCACCGATCAGTATGCTGCAAACATTGTGCAACAACAAAAGCTCAATGAGAAGTTTGAAAAAACAGTGTTTGACGGTATTGACAATGCTCTCAAGATTACCAACAGGCTGGGCAATGCCACAGATACCCTGGCCACAGGATTTGAAGTGCTGGGCAAGGCAGTCAACAAGTTGTTGCGCATTGTTGGGTTGGGAGTAAAAGACGAACCTACCGAAGCTGAGAAAAAAGCAGCAGTAGTCATGCAAGGAGCGCAAGGCACTGTAGACCAAGCCAAAGCAGAAAAAGACAAAGCTTTCGAAGGTGCCACTTTCAAACAGAGAGTTCTGGGTATAGGGCTAACTGACGAACAGAAAAAAGCGCAGGATGCCTACACCGAGGCACTGCGACAAAGAGCTGAAATTCAAGAATCAATTGCTACTGATGAAGCTGTTACTAGCAAAGCAGCACCACCACCACCAGCTGCTGGAAAACAAGCACTTCCGGCAGGTGTAGCACCTAGTACCGCTGGCGGCGGCCGAGGATCTGTAGCGCCACCGTCAGGTGGGCCACCAGCAGCTGGCGGTGCAACAACACGATCAATGGCTCCGGCAGGCGGATCTCCTCCTCCTCCATCAGCTGGTTCACCTGACGGCCAACCAGGAAAAACCACGCCTGCTGCAGGCGGAGGTGAGGGCAAAGGTAGTCTCAAAATAGGCCCAAACGCAGACATGTCTGGCGTTATACCAGAGATGGTTTCAAAATTGCAAAAATTTGCAGAATCAACTGGCAAATCAGTGGATGTAAACAGTGCTTATAGATCTGATCAGAAGCAGGCAGAACTCTGGGTTAGGGGCCACATACTCAATGAGCCAGGCGTACACATGCCTGCTGCCCCCAAAGAAGATCAAGAAGTAAACTACAAAGGCAAGACTTTCCAAGTCAAAGGTTCGGGCAAAGGCAGTTTGCACGGTGTTGGTAATGCAGTAGATATCAGCGTAGCAGGCATGGGAAAAAGCAAAGGACCCATAGACGAACTATTGGCCAATGCTGGTCTATTCCGTCCTTTCATTGCCAAGGATCCCCCTCATGTGCAAATGATGGCCGAAGGTGGCGTTGTAGAACCTACTCCGGGCGGCACACCAGCTATCATCGGCGAAGGCGGCAACGCCGAAGCAGTGATACCATTAAAGAACGGTGCTGTGCCTGTGAGGCTGTTTGGTGATTCGCTTAAATCTGATTCAGAGTCTGCGCCAGCGATGCTGGACACAGAATCCTTGTTTCAAAATATGACAGCATCTATTAAAAGTACGCTGGACATAGACTCCTTGTTTCAAAACATAACAGCATCTATGAAAAACGCTGATCCAGGGACTATGGACACAGAGTCCTTGTTTCAAAACATGAACAGTACAATGTTTGCAGCAGTTGAGACACTCAAAGCTGACGCTATTGACAGTGGATTTGACCGTGATATGCGCCAAGAAGTAATGGAACCAGAAGAAAATGTGTCCGAAACATTGACAGAAATGCCTGCATCTTTGGAAACAAGAGAGCCCACTGGACTAATGGACATGCTGAAAGAAACCAAAGAACAGAACTTTGCGTTGTTGGCCATGGTTTCTGAATTGGTTCGTGAACAGCGCAACGCCAACGACATCAGCACCAGGATACTACAAGTCAGCAGTAATTAACGGTAAATAATAACATGGCAGAACAAAACAAAACCGGCTGGAAAAAGTACTTCAAGGTAGCTGACACGTCAGGTCAGCTCAGTCCCATCTCTGGTAGACACGCTGACGGTTATCCCAGTTACGGCAGAAATTCCGGCACAGAAACACAGACGGACATGGTTTTTCGAAACTATGCTAGTCGCTTGCCTGAAGTATATTCGGGTCATCCCAACCGTATTGAACGCTACAATCAGTACGAAAACATGGACATGGATAGTGAAATCAATGCATGTCTAGACATCATTGCTGAATTCAGCACACAAATGAACGAGCAAAACGGCACGCCATTTGACGTCAAGTACAACGACAAGCCCACTGATCATGAAATTGACATTGTTCGCAAGCAGTTGCAACAGTGG